GATTGCGGCCCCCATGCCTAGCCTAGAAGCACAGGAGACTCCGCATGTCCACGAGCCGAATCAGCCGACTGAACCGCGATATCGACATCACCCTGCATACGGCCACTGCATTGGCCACCACGCTGGATATGCGTGACATTGCCGGGGCTGTGCTCTCTATTGGCACGATCTCGACCAACGCCAGCACGCTCCAGATGTGGGCTGGCACTTCGCCTACCGGCACGTTCCGCAGGCTGTACAAGTCGGACGGCTCGGCCGCTGATCTGACCATGGCCCCCTCGAGCACGGACGGCCGGGCCTACGCGTTGCCTGATGAAGTGTTCGGAACCGAATATCTGAAGATCGTTTCCAGCACGACGAACAGCACGGGCACCACAGGCGTGGTGATGTTCAAGAGCTGAGGCGTATGCCCACTCGGATACCAAGCCACAGGCCCGCACGTGTTGGGCAGCCAACCGGCGAGCGTCCTAGTGCTGCACAGCGTGGCTACTGCTCTGCGTCTCATCGCAAGTGGAGACAGGCTGTGCTGACGCGAGACGGCTTCGCCTGCGTGTCCTGTGGTCGAGTGTCGCCTAGTAATCATGCAGACCATGTATCGCCCGTGATGTACGGAACTGCACGCTGCATGGACGGCAGAAGCCGCTACGACATCGCAGGAGGCCAGTGTCTTTGCGCCTCGTGCCACACCCGCAAGACAAGCAGAGAAGCCACAAGGGCCAACTGAACGCACGGGGAGGGTGCCTGCCGTCATGGCACCCTGCGTTGAGCTAAACCAGCCGTTGCGTCCCGCATGCGTGGCCGAAATTGGTGCCCCCTAGCGGCTGGCGTTCTTTCTGCCGCCTTCGCCGCGCGAGTAAGTGTGTCAGAGCCTCTGCTAATTCGCGCCCTAACGGCGGCCCGTTGCGCGTGTTCGTGGGCATCGTGGGCTGTTCGTTCTGCAAGCGTTTCGAGCCTGTTTTTTAGGCACGAAATCCACTTCACGCCCCATTGAAAAACGGTCGATGATCGGCGTATGTTTGTCACTCAACGGAGGTGCGTCGTGGTGACTGCGTGCGGTTGTGTTGATGCTGATTTGCTCGCGCTGCTTGGTCACGGCGCGGCCTGCGTGCGAGTGTCGAAACGTGGAAAGATTCCGCTCGGCCGGGCGTGGCACACGCTGGCGACCACCGTTGCCGACGTGATCGCGGAGTGGCTTGCCGGTGGCTACAACGTCGGCCTGTTGCTCGGCCACGGCGGGCTCGTCGATGTCGAGTTCGACGACGCCGATGGCCGCACGATGCTTGAGCGGCTGGGCCTCGCCGATGCCACGACGCCGACATACACCAGCGGGCGCGGCGAGCACCGCATCTTCCGCCTGGTCGATGACCTGCCCGCATGCGGATGGCGGAAGCGCGGCGGGATCGAGGTGCGGTATGGCGGCAAGCCCGCACAGTCGGTGCTGCCACCGTCGCGGCATCCAGATGGCAACGTCTACCGCTGGACGATCTCGCCGCAGGACTGTGCCCCGGCGGCGGTTCGCCTGTCTGATCTTTCCTTGGAGGTGCTGTGATGGCGGTGCTGCTGGCAAAGAACTGGGCCGGCTCCGATCCGGCGGGCTGGTGGATGAGCGAGAAGCTCGACGGCGTGCGTGCCGTGTGGGATTGCCGTACGCTCTCGACGCGCACGGGTCAGCAGATCCACGCCCCGCAGTGGTTGCTTGATGCCCTGCCGTCAGCCGAGCCGCTGGATGGCGAACTGTGGATCGGCCGGGGGCAGTTTCAGCAGACGGTCGGAGTTGTGCGGTCGCACTGCGGTGGCGATGCGTGGCGGCCCATTCGGTTTGCTGCGTTCGATGCACCGATGGCCATCGGCGGGTTTGAGGATCGGCAGGCGGCGCTCATCGACGCGGTGGGCACGGGCGGTGCTGTGTTCGCTTTGCCGCAGTGGCGATGCGAGAGCCAGGGCCATATGCTCGAGGAGCTCGCCCGCGTGGAGGCCGAGGGCGGCGAAGGGCTCATGCTCCGCGAGCCGGGCAGCCGCTACGAGCGGAAGCGCAGCGGCACGCTCCTGAAGGTGAAGACGTTTCAGGATGCCGAGGCCACGGTGGTCGGCTATGAGTCGGGCACGGGTCGCAACGCCTGCTGCGTCGGTGCCCTGGTGGCACAACTGCAAGACGGTACGGAGTTTCGCATATCTTCAGGGCTGACGGACGTGCTGCGGCGCGATCCGCCGAAGATAGGCACGCTGGTGACGTTTAAGTTTCAGGAGCTCACAGACGGCGGCGTGCCGCGTTTCCCGTCGTTCCTCCGAGTGGCGTAATGGGCAAAGGCAGGAAGCCGGTAGCCAAGGCGATCTTGAGCCTCCGGGGCTCGCGTATTCGCGGGCCACACAAGACCGGCATCGACGCGCCGCCTGGCATCCCAGAGCCGCCGTCGTACCTGTGCGACATTGGGCGGGCAGAGTGGAATCGGATCGTGCCCATGCTTGAGGCGTCACGGGTTATGAGCCTTCGGCACCAGCACACGCTTGCAGCGTACTGTGACGCCTTGGCCGACATGGTAAAAGCCGAGACAGAACTGAAGCAGCACGGGGCCACGTTCATGGATGACAAGGGCCGCGTGATGAATCACCCGGCGTGGTATCGGAAAAAGGATTCCCGCCTGCACATGCTGCGATTTGCGGAGCAGTTCGGCCTGACTGCGTCTGCCCTGGCCAGAGTGAACGCCGTTGAGCACACGACAGCCGAAGACGAAGAAGACCGCCTTATGTTCGGTTGAGAAGCCGTGCGGAAAATGCGCCTCGTGCATTGCTGTGCGGTTCTTCGAAAAGCACCTGACGCACGCCAAGGGCGAGCTGGGCGGCAAGCAATTCCTGCTTGAACCGTGGCAGCGAGGCTACATTCGCGCGTTGTTCGCCGAAGACAACGGCAAGCGTAAGGTGAGAACGAGCCTGCTTGCGCTTCCTCGCAAAAATGGAAAATCTACGCTAGCGGCCGGAATCGCTTTAAGGTGCCTGCTGGAGCAGGAGCCAGGCTGCGAAGTCTACTCGTGCGCAGCCTCAAGAGATCAGGCCAGGCTGGTCTTCGATACCGCACGGATTGCGGTCGAGCAATCTCCGACTTTGCGACAGCAGTTGAAGGTCTACCGCAGCGCTATCGTGCGAGAGTCTACGCACGCCACGTACAAGGCACTTTCTGCCGAGGCTGGAATCCAGCACGGGCTCTCACCTCATGCTGTGATTTTTGACGAGCTACACGTGAGTACCAGAGAGATGTGGGATGTGATGCTCTCTGGCCAGGGAGCGCGCCGCAGCCCTCTTACGGTGGCACTGACCACTGCGGGCTCTGACCGAAAGAGCGTTTGCTGGGAGGTCTGGAAATACGCGGAAGCCGTTGCAAGCGGTGCCATCAAAGACGATACATTTTTGCCAATGATTTATGCCGCTGCCCCCGAGGATGATTGGCGGGATGAAAAGACGTGGTCAAAAGCAAACCCGAATCTTGGCGTCAGCATCAAGCTCGACTTCCTCCGCAGCGAGTGCCAGCGGGCTGTCGAGATGCCGACATACGAGAACACTTTCAAGCAACTTTACTTGAACTGCTGGACCGAGCAGGACACACGCTGGATTCAGATGCACCATTGGGCGCAGGGGAATAAGCCATGCCCAGTGGACCTGACGGGCCGCGAGTGCTTCGCTGGTCTCGACCTTGCAACTACCTTTGACACAACGGCGTTTGTGCTGCTGTTCCCACTAGACGATGGCACGTACTGGGCGCAACCGCATTTCTGGATTCCAGAAGAGAACCTGCAGCAACGTGTGCGGCGCGACAAGGTGCCGTATGACGTGTGGCAGCGGAAAGGGCTCATGCACGTCACGCAGGGCAACGTCACTGACTACTCAGTTGTGCGGCAAGGCATTCTTGATCTGGCAAAGAAATACACGATCCGGCAAATAGCCGTGGATCGCTGGAACTCCACCCACCTGACGCAGTTACTGCAAGAGGATGGCTTGCCAGTCGTAGGTTTTGGTCAGGGCTATGGCTCAATGTCCGCGCCTGCTCGCCAGATCGAAGCGTGGATCGTGGGCGGCTCTCTGCTTCACGGCGGGCACGAAGTGCTGACGTGGCAGGCGGGCAATGTGGCAATTCAGACAGACGGGCAGAACATCAAGCCAAGCAAGCAGCGTAGCCACGAGCGGATCGACGGCATTGTGGCCTTGACGATGGCAGCAGGCATGCACGCGACGGCATCCACCCAACAATCGAACTGGGACATCATGACGCTATGAGTGAAAACGCTGCCGCCGATTTCAAGATGTTCGATTTGAGAGGCATCGACTGGACCGAATCCAGCGGCACCCGCACGCCAGCCGGCATCCGCGTCACGGCCGACAACTCGATGGCGTGCTCGGCCTACACGGCCTGCATCCGCGTCATATCGGATGCGGTA